AGCAAGCACGCCGCAGACAGCCTGTTCGCCCTCTTCGACAGCCGCTACCGAGAGGTCAGGCCCACCATCCTAGTGTCGAACATGACCAAGGATGAGTTCGTGGAATACCTAGGGGAAGCCATGATCTCAAGACTGAGACAGGACGGGCAGATGCTGGGATTCTACTGGGAGGATCAGAGGAAATGAGGAATCACGATCACCGAGAGTTCTCGCCTCAACTCATGGGCCTCATCAACAGGCTTCAAGAGTCTCGACAGGGCAGGCAGGGCTGGTGTTACGCCGCGCTTAACGATGAAGGCACTTTGTTAAAGCTGGGAGGCACCAAGAACTGCCCGATCTGCCGCATCCACGGCAACCAGAAGGTGCCGGGTATCAAAAAGAAGGTCCGGATGAACTTGGTTGCGCTTGCGTGGTCCGAAGACTGGAAGATCCACGAACAGCACCTACTTAGAATCGCTACCCCGATCTACGGAGACGAGTGGTTTGATCCTGGCCCGCACTTCAAGTGCCAGAAGTCACTGCTCGACTACCTGTGCTCTGAAGGAATGCTAGTCGATCCCTGGGATGCGACCATGAAGTTTATGCAGTCGGTCGAAGAGCAGTGCCTAGCTACCACTTGACACGGTTGGCCCAGTAAGCCGCTGACATCTTGCCCTTCGCGATGTTCTTCGCGTGGCGGGCCTTGAAGGACTTGCGGCGGGCTTTGCCCTTGGCTGTCTTCGGGTTCTTGCCCGCACCACTCACGCCCTTCTGACCGAAGCGGATCAGCTTGACCTTGTCACCGACCTTAGCCAGCACAGCGTGCGACTTCGAGCCGTGACCCGGTGTTCTCTTGGGCTTGTTGTAGCCTGAGAACTTCTCTCCGCCGCGCTTGACAGTCACTTGCCTCGGGCTGATCGACTAGCCCTCTTCGCGGGTTTGGTGTTGGATACGACCCCCTTACCCTTGCGAGAGCCCGCACGCTTCTTCGCGTCCGTAGCCCTCTGCTGGGCAGGGGTGAGTTTCTTCCAGGCAGCGTCAGGCAGGTAACGTGCAGTCACCGTCTTGCCGCTCTTGGTCTTGCGCTTGGCAGGCTTGCCGTCACGGGTGCGCCACTTCTGACCAGTCCAGTTCTCCAGAGATTTCTGGGACTTCTTCTTAGCCACGGTAGCCACCCCCGGCGGCCTTGTATCGCTTGGCTAGCATCTGTGCCTTGCGAGCACTCCACTTGCCAGCAGGTCCACCCTTGGACCCAGCCTTGATGCTGTTGAAAAGACGCTTACGCATGCCCGGCTTGGTGTAGTTACCAGCCTCGTTGACCCGCGACTTCGCCTTCTTAGCAGCCATGACTACTTGCCTACCTTCTTCATCGCCTTCTTGTGAGCAGCAGTGAAGGTAGAGCCCGACTTCATCAACCGGGTCATCTCCTTCATGTGCTTGGAAGTGTGGTGCTTGGAGTGCCGCTTCATGGCGGCTTCCTGACGGGCAGTCAGGCCAGCACCCTTCTTCTTAGCAGCCATCAGTAGCCTCTACGGCCACCACCCATCTTCTTCATGGGCTTCTTGCCTGCCTTCTTGCCCATCTTCTTGGCAATCTTGGCGGGCATGGTCTTCTTGGCAGGGGACTTCTTTCCGGTCTTCTTCATCATGGCTATAAGCTCGCAACAAACACTTCAAGATCGACCGCAGCAGAGTTGGCTGTGGCCGTAATATCTACAAGATCCTCAAGGGCGACGGTCAAGGCAGAAGTGCCAGCGTCCATCGTGTCTTTGCATCCGCCCGCCATATCGCACGGGTAAATGAAGGAGTGACCCTTGTCTACGATGACTGCGAACTCATGGTTGCCCTCGCTTTTGAACGTGAGCAAGACATGGTTGGTGTCATCTTTGTTTGTGATGCGGATGTAGCGGACATCGTCCTCGTCGAACTGACCCGCTAGGTAGCTCTTGGCAAGGTCCGTCTCCAACGTAGTGGAAAAGCCAAGCAGTCCCGACTCCGTGGTAGGAACGGTGACGATCCTCTTCGAGATCTCGTTGACGTTGTCAACGGTGACCGTGTTGGTCGCACCCTGAGCAGACCCGTTGAGGGTGATCGCCTCCGTGATGGTCACGGTCAGGGTGGCTGCTGTAATGGTGGATGCCATATTGGTAGTGTCTCAAAAATACGGTAAGGCGCAAGGGGTATGCAAGTTGTTTGCTGAAAACAGTTTACTGACTCAGCCGTTGCAGGTCGCTCCGCTGGCCTGTCAGGAAAGCTCGGAGAGCGTCAAATGTGGTTTCGCTCTCCAATTCCCCAGTTAGTTGATCTCCAATTAGAGACACACGGTTGAACACGCCACGCACAGGGACACCCATCATGGTCGCCATCTCGGAGGCTAGGTTGAGGGGATCATCGCCAGCCTTGCTTAAAGACCTCTGCACTCTCTCGAAGGCAGACTGCCAAGGCGCAATCGGGAAGCGGTTGTTCCAGTATTCGTCGTCGAACCAGTTGTTTGAGAAGAACCTCCAGGCATCCGCCCCAACCGGAATGCCACCTACTGCCTGATCCATCTGACTGCGGAACCAGAACTCAATGAGGTCGTCGCTGTAGCCGTCATCATCATCGTCCCAATCCTCGCCTCTGGCGATCAACGTGGTTGCAGATGCCAGCATGGCCGGGACCATAAGCAGATACATGTAGGTGGTCGCTAGTTCCGCCACCTTGTTCCGATCGTTTTCGCTCAGGTCGATCGCTCCCTGCGCGTAGGCATTGTTCATCCAGTTGACGAACCAAGACTTGAAAGGGAAGAAAGCTTTATAAAGACCGCCCTTCGCCTCAAACATCGAGACATCCTCCTTCTCGCCAGCCATCTGCGTGCTACGCACCACGCTATCTGCAAACGCAATGGCTCTTGCTTCGGCCTCTTCTTCTGTCACGCCCTCCTGGCTAAGAGCAGCCTCAGTCTCCTTGTTGTAGGCCGCTTGCCAGACAGCGATGTCTACTTGGTTCTGCGTGATCTGCTGCAAGATGTAGGCGTTCTTGGCAACCCAGCCCTTAGTCTTAGTCCAGACCGAATCCTCGCTAGTCATCAGGCGGCGCTGGTTCTCCATGATGTCAAAGATCTGGCGCTCTAAACGCGCCTTCATCTCTGGCGACTTGGCAGCAATCTCTTCCTTAATCGTCTTGCTCATAAACGTGCGAGTCAGAGCAGACATCACGCGACGAGCGCCTAGTCGTCGCATCGGCATAATCAATCCTGTGTAGTTCTGCAAAGCGTTACCAACATTCAGGAACATGATCCCGATGTTGGCATTGCGAGCCAGCATGTAGAGGAAGTCCCCAACTTGGCTGTCGTCACGCTCGAACGACTGATAAGCAGAACGCTTCATCCAACTTAGCAAGTTCCGGTAAGCCCTTTGCCCAAAACGCTCGACGAACGCAGTAGCGACAGGGCTTCGACCGTCCAGACCGTTGATTACCCTGTAGATGTTGGTCGCAGGCTTGGTCATGTGGATGTAGCGATACACCTCCATCGCATGGTGTCCGATACTTGCCAAGTCTAGAAGAAGGCGCTGGCCTGAAGGGGTCTTCGAGCGGTCTTTGGTGAAAGCTGGCAGCACGGTCAAGATGTAGTCGTGCTGTTGCTCCAGCGTCATCTCGCCTTCTTCCAAGGTCTGCACAGTTTGGCGTCGGAAGTCTGGGTCAAACTTGACAGGAATGTATCCACCCTTGAACTCCGTCGTGCCTTCTTGGCCGGGGAACAAGATCTGAAACGGCTGAGATTTAATGGTCTCCATCTCGTAGCCACGTGTCTCGCGCATCACTTTTTGAGCACGGCCCAGCATGTCATCGCTACTGAGGTGATTAAACACCGCCTGCATAAACTCAAAGTCTTGCTTTGTCAGCACACCAGCAGCGATCTGCTGTTCCAAGAACCTCTGAATGTCGATAGCAGTGCGCTGAAGTTGGGCATCAGTGGCGTCTTCACCAGCATAGCCAGATACCAATCTCTCGCGGTTACTAGCGTTGCCGTAGTAGTGCATCGCTAGGTGGATGATCTCCGTCTTGGCTCCAGCATTTTTGCTGCCAAGAGTTACTTTTGTCCCACCGAAGGTCACCTCAATGCTCTTCTCTCCTCCTGGCATGGTAAGGTCTAACTGTCGAAGGCGACCCTCCATGTCAAAGCCTTTGCCCGTGGCTTTGTCCTTGGACATGAATGCCTTGCTCTCTGCTCGGTAAGCATTGCCAGCATCCTTGATCATCACGAACAAGCGCGTCCACGGACCTATCTGACCCTGGTCGATGCGCCGGAACAGGTGTTCAAAACGAATGAGGTCTGAGAAGTAATCTCGGATGTTAGACCAAATGCTATTTTTCCTTGCAGAGGCATCTGGGTCTACCGGGATAGTAGAGATTTGATCCAGCAGTTCTTGCTGCATCGTCTCAACGTCTTCTTTCCGACCCTCCAGTTCGGCTGATCGAACGTCGCTCGCTCGTTTCATCCAGACATTGATCAGTTCGCGCAAACGCTGAACATCGGCCAACTTCATTCGCTCGATCTGCTTTCGACGATCGCCAGTCACCGGACCTTGCAGTTCCAATCCTTGGAAGTATCCAATCTCCTTGGCTATAGCTGCAAAGAACTCAGGGTCGTGCTGCGAGAAGCGCACCAATAACGCCACAGGATCACCTTCAATCGACCCAATGCCAAGCTGCACTAACAAGGCACGCAGAGCTTTGACGATGATTACATCTTTCTTCTGCTTGGCTAGTTTCTCGTCAGACTGAGCCTTAAACACGCGGCGGCTAGACCGAACAAGTTTGCCAACTTCTTGGCGAGCCTTCTTGCCCTCGCGAATCAACGCTTCGTTGACTAGTTCTTGACGCTTTGCAAAAGCGGCGGCAGCAAGGTCTCCGTCTTTAAGAGCCTTGAGAGCTTTCTTGCGAGCACGAACGGCAGCGTGATTGTAAGCTGTTAGGTTGATGTCACCCGTAGGCGTGTTGGAAATTATTTCCTTAGCTATGCCGCGAGCAAGGTCTAG